ATAGACAGCCTTGATAACATAATCGATATCTGCGACGGTTTGTTTTTGTGCGTCTAGCTTCTCGATATATTCAAACATAATTATCTCCTGTTCCGGTGACAAGAACTATGACAATTACCATGACAATAACTGTGGCATTCATTGATCACAACATATTCACTTCCAGAAGCAACACCTAAAATCGTAGTGTTGTGTATTGCAACACCTGCATTGATGATGCTAAACATATCAGTATTCCCAGTAGGAATATACTGAATAATGTCACCAGCGACAGGAGGTGTAATATACGCTGGTGTCGTGACAGAAAAATAAGTATCACGATGACCAGCTAATCCTTCTGAAATTACTGTAAGACCATAGTACCATGCCCCAGCATTATCAATTCTTCGTGCACTATCATATTTTCTCAATGCATTGTATTTGATAGCCATACCATCTGCATCTGAGAAATGTTGTGCACTAATATCGTCTGGAGTCGGTGGACCATTTACTGTTCTTGAAATTGGTGCCGTTGTTCCTTCTAACGTTACCGCTGGAGTTACAGTTCCAGTTGTGCTAACTACAGCGACCGCGTTTAATGCCGTGATCAAGGCATTTAACGTAGCCGCCGCTGTATTCCATCCTAGTGCTGATACATCTGCCATATGATATCTCCTTTATAATTTCGTTCTTTATGGAGCGTACGTAACGTATGCCCATTCAACAGCGGTTCCAGCAGCATTGACTCTTAAAAACTTACCATTATTACCACTGATCGATGGCAATATTGATGTCCATGAAACATTCGCACCATCAGTTGTAAGCACCTTCCCTGCATTACCAGATTGACTCGGTAACAACACATTGATCTGTGTTCCATTGCTTACAAATGATCTAACATCACGAATATTAGCATCGGTAACAATCGTTTGTCCATATGCCAATGTTATTTCAGCTGCAGTGAACAATCCTCCATAAACCGGAATATTAGGTGTTGGATTAACACGATCTCCATATGTTACTAAAAGAGCACCAGCTGTTGTGATTTGAATCAACGCAACATACGGATTTCCAGCAGTAGCTGGTGCAGTCAATGGAATAAGTGTATCTTTCATATCGTAGCATACGCTACCATAATTCACTCTTCCAGAACGAATACGAACTGCAGGTGTAGTAGCAGCTGGATAAGCTTCTACTTTCAAGAACTTTTCAAAAACAAAAGGATTTGTTCTCAAAGTGTATTCTGCTTCATTCTGCAATGTCGTTCCACTAAATTGACATACACCAACAATAACGTCAGTAGTCAATTGTGTACCTAATGCAATTGCAGTGGGTGTCCAAAGAGGAGCAACAGCTCCACCACCAATGTTTAAATAGTCTGCTGTAGAATCTTGGCTATATGTCCAACGCAATACAACCAGTGGAGTTCCAGTTCCAACAACAACGTTTACCGGTGCAGACGTTGAAACACGAACCTGATTCCCAGAACCACCAGAATCTGCAATCTCGCAAGTAAACGCTGAAAGAATTGCAGTTGTGTCGTTCGCTCTAGTAAGATATCCTCCAGTATAGATACCAACTTTTCTAATATCGAGAGCCAGAAAGTTGACATTTGGATTTGTCACTGGATCGAAGAATTTCACATGAACTGTTTGTAAACTATTATAATTGATAGGCATTTCGTTTCCTCCTAGTTAAACTTATACGTAGTAAAATTTGATTGCAATTTTTAGTTCCACACTTCCATCTAAATCAATGTCAGGAAATGTACAACCGATTTTCAATGTTGTATTGTCTGTTAGATATAGTCCTAATTCTGAAATGCCACTCTGCACCGTGGCTTTCGGTACATTAATTTCATACAATGCATACTCTGGATAAATAGTTATTTTGTCTACGCCTCGATCCATAGTAGGAATATGGCTTTGGAGCACCCAATATTGCGTTGGTACAGTGTTCTTACTTCCATTCCCAAACTTAACATTGCTAATACCACGAAGAGCGACGTCAGGTGTTTGATCAAAGAATAGAGCGTTGTATGCACCGCCACTATATCCACTTGCAGCATGCCAGCCAGAATAAACCCCGCTTCCAGAATAACCCGAAACACCTTGATCAAACCAATAACCAGAATATCCCGACCATCCAGTCCATACACCAGTCCCAGAATATCCACTAACCGCATTCCATCCAGAAAAATCGAAAGTCAATGCTGGGAATAACCATCCACCAATCAAGCAAGTGTTGACATTTCCATCTGTTGTCACCGCGGTGCCAGACTTATCAGTTTGTCCATTAAGAGTAATCGTATAATGAATGACCACGTTTACAGGTCTAACAGCTTCAGCAGTCGTAATGAAATGTGATAGCATTTCTGGCTTATAAAGATACTGCGTTGGTGCAGTTCCTTGTACCACCGTGAGAGGAAGAACAATGCCACCATGTGGTGTCTTAAAATACGTAGAATCTAGATCAGGAGGATTTGTTCCAACAGGACCAGCCCACCAAGGCTCATTTACAAATTTAGAATCATTGTAGTTCATTGCGGCGCCACTGTATCCACTATATCCAGAAGCAGCGGAGCAATATTTATCGAAGATCTCTACATTGACATTTGATAGGTACGCAGCCCGTTTTAATGAATTGTATGTACCTTTCATCCTGTATAAATCAATTGCCTGGAGCAATTGCTGCCTCTTGTTATCATCAGACGTTGTAGCATCAGAAACAATGGTCAAGCCAATCAATCTTGCAAGATATGGCAGATATTGTTGTGCTACGTAATATGGATCTAGGTTTTGTTCCAAGTCGTTAATGTCACCGATCCAAGTACCTACATCCAATCCCATTTGATATACGAATTGTTGCAATACGACTGATGTTCTAAATTTCGCTGGGATCAATCGCATTAGATCTACATATTTAGAATAGTCTTCGACGCCAATATATCGTTCACGAACAATTAAGTTACCAATTTCTATTGTTGTATAGCTTTGATCTTTGAACGAGAACTTTGGAAGACCAGTAAACATTGCGGAGACGCCTTGATCGAAGTGCGCAATGCCACTATACCCAGAATAACCGGAGTAACCCGATTGCCCGTCGAATACATAGCCTTCGCTTATTGCTTGTTCGTATTCGTCAAAATAAAATTCGTTTCCTGAAAAAACAACCATGTTTAGTTATTTCCTTCTTCCACGTAAAATTGATATGTCATGGAGTCACCAGAACGAATTGTTCTTGTCATTGCAAGTGGTAAATAAGCCCAAAGCTTTCCGCTATTATCGGATGAAGTTGTGATGAACGCGTTAGTTATAGGACCGATGCTATTTGTAATATCAGTGTTTGTAAAAACAACTTGTTTGCTCGTTAACCTAACATTGCCGTCTGGTGCTATACCTTTTTCAAGAAATCCTACACCAGACAATTCAACAATTTGACGTTTGTAACCATACTGTATAAGTGGTTCACCTTGCATTGAAATCATTGTATCAGTAACAACTGGACTATAATTACAAAGGCCCATGTAAAAATTAGCCAGGAGCATGATATGTGTCGCAGGGCTTGCATTATCAGTGCATTGAATATACAACGAATTTGTCGTTGGATAATAACAATACGCACCAGGACCAGCGGCATTAATCGCATTCACTGTCACTGCTTCACTTGTATCCCATTGCACCGCAGTCAACTGTGTGTTCTCCTGCATTACTCTTCCAAGTGAAATCGTAGGTGAATAATAAACACCGTTGATATACGACGCTTTGTATACGTTATTACTCAAGAAAGACCATGTCGCTACAAGAGGCATACCAGGCCGATAGTATATGTTTCCACGATAAACATATTCCAATACCGCCTCAGCGCCAAGATTCGCAATGGCATTCTTAACATGTTTTTGTTCCCAAAGAATTTCACCCTGTTTGTTTGTATGTGTTACGTTCCAATATTGCTTAATAGACATTGAAAATCTCCTTTATGATATTGATGTATAAACGATTGGTAGATTCTTGCAAATTTGCTGATTACTCAGGATCAAATCACCATCTTGATCTTGCTGATAATATATGTACACTGAAGAACCAACAGAAAGTGCCGGTGAAACATTCACTCCAACCAATCCAGGTGTTGGATCGGTAGAAAGATAGCTTACCAAACCAGTAAGCGAGTATGCATCTAAAGCAGTCCATCCCCCTGCTCCATTGTCAACACCAAGTTGTATAAGATCACCAGTTATTCCATCGATCATCCACAATTCAACAGTACCAGTTTTTACTGGCAAAAGTTCCATTGCGGTAGCATATGTGTATGACGAATGATAATTCAATGCTAGAGCTTTTTTAACTTTAAGAATAACATGGCAATGATCTACACCAATCGTTTCTTCGATAACACGAACAATATCAGATTCGTACTTAGCTTGCCCAAGCAATGTCGTTGAACCAAGAATGAATTGCGTGTCCATTGCAGTCTTAATAAGGCTTTTAACATACGTCTCAGAAGCACCAGGAACCAATTTTACTTTTAACGTTGGAACAACATCAATGATAGTCGGTGCAAGATACGAATATCGAACTGTGATCAATGCCTGTGAATATAAATAGTTGGTCAATATGGTTTGGAAGTTTGCATCTGGAGCAATCCAGTCTTGCAAAATAGCGCATATGTTCACTTGATTCATCATTGTCCAGTCTGGATTAGGATATTCATTCTCTCCAAACACAATAGCATCTGCAACACCAGGATAATTTTTAAGAATCGCTTTGAAATCGTTCCTTGTTACTGCTCGTTGACCAGTAGCAAAAACATCAGGTGCATGCGATTTAATATCATTAATGCCTTCGGCGTCGTCTCCACCTAAAAACGTTGTATCATTGGTTACTGTTACGGCTACGATATTTTGATCTGGCGTGTCTTTGATTGTATCGTTTATTGTAGTGATCAATCCCGTTGAGTACACATTTCCAGCAATACCAGCAGATTCTATATACGTTACAGTGATAATATCACCCGTGTTAGGTTGTTTGCCAAATGAACCATCTCCAAAAACAATGGTTACCGATTGATTCAATTCGGTTCTAAGAATATAATGTGTCGAAGTATTGACGGAGTTGGCAAATGAATTTACCTGTATCCACTCGATTCCATTCACTTTGACGACCAATGTAACTGGATGCTTTGTAGGATAATTATAGACATTATATGTTGTTGGAGAAATCGCGAGCATGTACGCATTCAATTCATTAAGATTGAAATAGTTGACCATGTTCGTTGCATCTGCCAATGACAAGTTTGCAGCAATCAATACAGATACGTTTGAGTTTTCGATAGCAGTGTCATTGATATTATACGTTTGATTGACACCACCTGCCGACGTATACGACACTGTTTTCAATATTCCCTGGATACCACCAATTGTTGCAGTGACGGAAGGATAATGGAATGTTACCTCATTTGCTGTCAAAAAGTTATATCCATTCGTGCTAGAAAGAGAAGTGTATTTTGGAATAGTAATATCATTGACATGAGGTGCAGCAATCGTGAATGTTAAGGAACCAGTCGATGAAACAGCTCGACGAGGTGTGTATCCAATCAATCGTACAAGATTGATCACTGAAGAAATGTTTTGTGCAGTCTGGATGTATGATTCTTCGGCTCTTCGTTCAATATAATAGAGAACCAATGTTCCTATTGCTGCAAACAATTCAATCAACATTTGCCCAGTTCCACTTTCGTACATGTCTTTCCAAGCAGAATTGGGTGCAGCAGCTAGGCGCTGTTCAAGCGACGTCGTCAGAGCATTGAAATCATAATTTGTATAACCTAGCGGTTGCTGTGGCATATTAAGACTCCTATTAAGGTATCAACGAAACCGTTGTTACGAATGTTTCACTATAACCGATTATCGAATACCGTACAGTTATTTTTGCGTAATTATCATCAGTATAAATTTTTGTATCTACACCTTGGCATCTAACTCGAGGATCCCAAGTTTCAATTGCATCTTTAACCATCTGTGCAATTTGTCCAGCCATGTTAGCATCAAGAGCCTCAAACAATAGGTTATTGATACCACCCCCAAATTGAGGCAAAAAGACTCGTTCACCTTTACCAGTCAAAAGAATGTTGTTGATAGAAGTTTTGACCGAGTCAAGATTAATAACTTTCTTCAATCCACCAAGACCATCTGGAATAAGGTCATGATGAAGATCGGACCAAACTTCAGTATATTGAATAGCCATGCATCACTCCTTAAAAATGAACAATTCCTAATGTGCAACGATC